GGCTCCCCGTTCTTTTGCTCTGGCCCAGGCATTGCGCCCATCCTTGCTAAAAAGGAGGCCCGACGAGGGTTGTCACCTGACTTGACCGGAGGCTTTAAATTCCCGCCGGTATCGGCATTATATGACGCTCTGCCGGTCGCATTCAAGCCGCCTTTCGGGTTTTTCCCTTCTTTTCTAGCCCATGCAGGAGATTTCATTGCTTCTTCGCGGTCTTTGCCGCCGCCTTGAAAGCTGCCGCAGTAGGAGCACCTTTAGCGCCCACTTTACGCATTTTCTCTTTGGCCCCCGCTTTAATGCGCTCTTGCTTGGCGTTGATATTGGCGTAAAGACCTGATTTCATTTTTTCTTTCCTTTAACCATGCCAGCCTCAGACATGGCGATCGCCACGGCCTGTTTGCGGGATTTCACCACGGGGCCAGCCTTACTGCCGGTATGCAGCTCGCCCATCTTGTACTCGTGCATAACTTTGCCTATTTTCTTCTGCCCTTTGGTCATTTTCATGGCGCTATTCCTTGGTTATTGGCCCACCGGATTTCCACGCATCACAGGTGCGGGCCGCAGCACAAGTGAATTGAAATAGGTCGCAATAGCCGAGATCAGCCGCCGCGATGAATTGCTCATCGTAGGACAATTCGCCCTTGTTTTCGTCTTTTTCCAGCCCATCGAGGATACATTTCATCATCTTAGGCGTCTGGATGAACGCCGCACAATTGCCGCAGCGCATGCCTTTGATAACATCCGTAGGGGCGTTATACATCTTGGCCTTTTTCAGCCAAAAGGCATCGTTGGCCTCGTTTGGATTTGGAGGCCCGTAACCATATTCTTTGAAAGCATGGTTGCGGTTCTTTAAATTAGTCGCTATGTCCTGCGTCGCCAGCGGGCAGGTCACACCGGACAACAGTCCTTCTTTCATACGCTATGCCTCTTTTCGTGGCCGACCGCGCCGTTTCATACCTTGTGGCGCTGTGAACATCGTGTCCGTTCGCGTCGCATTGTGGTCGTAGGCAATCGCTGTCGGTTCTGCGTCGACTTGAACATAGCCCTGATGACCGCGCATTGAATCAATATCATGCTGCAAGGTGAACGTTACCGTATTACCACTTTGCAAACACCGAAAGGTAGCCATTTGAATCCTTTTAAGCAGGAAGGGGGCCGAGGCCCCCCGTCCTTAAGCGATGCAGCGAGCGACTACAAGACGAATCTTGCAAGACGCCAAGTCAACGGTCGAACCCGATTCGTTTTGGATACGAATCGACACCGAACCCGCTGCGTCAACATAAGCAGTTACGCTCATGCCGACTTCGCTTACAGCAAAAGAACAACCAATCACCATATCGCCCAGGGCAACGCCCGGAACGGCTACGGTATCCGTTTCACCCGCAGCATCAACCAGCGAACCGGCGTCTAGCGTTGCGGTCACGAGCCAAGTATCGCTAAAAATGCCGCGAAACTGGTCATTCCCACGGCGGGAAGTTATTGCGGTAGCAGCAGCCATAGTTAAATCTCCTAAAACAGGTTAAAGATGCCCCCCGTCATCGCTGACGGAGGGCAGGTCTGCATTAGGCAGGCACAGCCAACGCATACGCCGAGCTGGACAGCGCAGCACCAGAAGTTGCCGCCGCACGCAGGGCCGAAACACCATACAGGGTATCGGCGGTGTAAAGCGTTGCCAGATATTCCTGCTTGTATTGGGTCTGCGAACGAACACCAACCTGCTCGATCAAGATCATCGAGTCACGATGGCCCATCAAGCAGATACGATCGAGGCCGCTGGAACCGGCGCCGAAGTCTGCATTTGAGGTCGTGAACACGGGGATCCCGTAGAGCTGGCCGATTTCGCCGTTGCGGATCGCGTTGCCATTGCCGACGAACGCCTGCTCGGTGTAGCGAGCAAGGCCCATCAACGTGTTACGGCTCGACGGCGGGATGATGAAGAAACGCCCGTCCATCGGCGCGTCGGTGTCATCCAGACGTTGAATCGTGCGACGAATCGCAGCGTCAGTCAGCGCGGCTGCGTTTGACGTGCTGCTGTTATACGCGGTCGTACCATCGGAACCGATAAACGCCTTGGTGGTAGCGGTGGCAGTCGCGTAGTCGTTGGTGCCGACGGTCGCACCGTTGAACGCACGCCCGAGCTGGATCAGGTCGGTATCAACCTGTTTCGCCAGAGCGTAACCAGCATCTTCGGTGTAGAACGAACGCAGCGAACTCAACGCCTGAACTTCGACGATATCTTCGATCAAGCGGCTATATTCATAGTGCTTGTTAATCGAGATTTCAACTTCCGTTTCCGTAGCCGCAATCAGCGTGACGGCGGTGGACGCCGCTTTCGCCGAGGCCGAGCCACGGGTCGGGGCGGGAACGTGAACGGTGTCGCCCTTTTTGCCCTTGAAGTTCATGCGTTTGACAACATTCGCCAGCACAAGATTTTTCTTGTAGGCGGCGACAATCTCATCACTCCAAATTTCGGGGATGAAGGTAGCTGCGGTGGTAACGGTTACTGCCGGTGTCGGAAAAGGCATTTGAATCTCCTAAATTAAGTTATTTGACCCGACCTTCAGCGTAGGCTTGCATGATTTCATCACTCAATGCCTCGTAGCGGTTCGGATCATTCATTTTTAGCCGAATAAGGTCTGCCCGACGATAGACACGTCTTGATGACTCACCAGAACCACCCACATCGACCGACGCTGCTTTGAGGTTTTGCTTACGGGTTTTTTCACCTGCATTTTCCGTTTGCTTTGCCTTCACGCCGCGCAATTCTTTGTAGGTAGACAACAATTCATTTGCACTGTCGTAATCGAATTCACCATCGGCTTTCGCCCAGAGGCCCAATCGTATCGGACTCATTTTCACCCAGTTTGCAAACTCGGGGTCTTGAGCCACTTCAACAAAATCGGGATGCTCTTTGCTCAACTTCTGATGCACCTGCATCTTCTTAAAGTCACCAGCGGCTTGCCGCGCAGCGACGATATCGGGATGCCGATCGACGGTTGCTTGAATTGCTTTCTTCGGGTCTTCAAAAAAATCTACTTCGGGTTCTTGCTCTTTAGTCGCTGCCGGAGCATTGCCGAGGTTGTGCTTAATGAGTTCATCAGCCAGTTTGCGGACTTCACCGACTTCTTGCGCCTGCTTGCCAATCAGCTTTTCAGCCTCCTGGTGCATGTGCACAATATCGCCTAACGATTTGCCCCGATACTTTTCGGGAACGTCAGATGATGATTCTTCAACGGTGTTTTCCAGCTTCACTTCTTCCGGCGCGATATCCTCTTGCGACTCGACTTCGTTTTCGATCAGCATACTATTTCCTTTTCCTGCCACTTAAGGTTGTAGGAGATTAACTCGCCAAAATTGGTTACGAGTTAGCTTTTTGCTCTGCTTTCAGCTTGTCCACGTGGCGTTGCTCAAACCGTCCATGTGCAGACGGGAATGAACCAGACCACCCTTCCAACTTGATTGCAGGTGCAGAAATGACGCGTTTAGCCGACGCGCCACAATCACACTGAACGATATTGTGTTCAAACTCGACGTATCGTTCAGCCCGGTGTCCGTTTTCACAGACAAATTCATACATTCGTTTCAATTTGCAAATCCTCGTATGCGCGTGAGCTGGCCTCTCGCAAGGTTTTCAACCACGTTAGAATCGAAAGTTCGCCCTTTTTAAACTGTAACTGTTTTTCGCCATCTACGGCAGAAATATTATTAAGCGCAGCGATCATGGGATCAATGTCGGCCATCAAATCAACCCACCCATCGGTTGCCATCATGGAAAACCGGTCTTCATAATACTTCTGTAATTCTGGCGCCACTATTTCTCCGAAACGGGTTGAGTGGTGAGTAAACGCAAAATAACGATGCCCACCGAGATCGCTATCCCGACAAACATCTGTGCTACCGGCGTCATCGGCAGCAAACCTATATAGCCCTGAACGATGGACAAGACTGCGATTAGAATCGCATACCAGACTGTTTTAGACTTGAGCAGGTTCATCTTCTACTTTCGGTAGCGAGGCTTTGTAGGTGTCGATTACTTCCTGCGTCCACGCCGTGTTACAGATCGCCACCACTTTCTCAGGCACACCCGTCAGGTCTTGCGCTGGCGTCAGGCTATTGCGGTGGTGGGTCTTGGTCAATTCGGTGCCATCTTCCATAATGCGCGTGGCTTCACGATATAGGATGATGCCGTTTTCGGTGACGGTGATTTGGTCAACGGTGGTGGTTTTGGTGAGTGACATAATTTTTCCTTTAAACTGAATATGTAAGACTAAAATCAATAACTGAAGTTGCGCCAATTGTTGTCAAAGAATATGCGGTCGTTCCAAATGCGCCAACCCCACCTAATACATTTAGTGATCCATTAGCCATTGTTCCAACAGCAGTTAATTCAGCAATTGAAAACGGGATTGCTCCCATCATTACTGTTCCGGCAGTGGTCGCTATAGATGTTGCGCCAGCAATCCTTCCAGATATAGAAACTGACCTGCCTATTTTTGTGTATCGCCCCGAACTAGAAAACGCGCCAACAACCGTCAATCCAGCCCCCTGAGTAGGCGTCCACGTTCCCTCCTCATAATCATCCAGCGTGTTGGCGTCTGTTGATGCGGACTGCGTGGCGGGGAAGGTGATGCCAGCGCCGGAAGCGGAGGGGGTAGCAGCGCCAACACCTAGCGTAGTGCCGACTTTCCCTGTTCCCGTCGCATTCAGCGTTCCCGTGACAGCAAGGCCGGTATCAGAGAAATCACCCGCAACCACAGGTGTCCCCGCTGTTCTAACGCGAACTTTTACATGGCCTCCTGCGCTGTTATAGGTGTTATCTATATATAAATGACCCGCAGTAACATATTGCATTACCCCATAGGCATTGACCGCTGAGCCAAGTCTGATAGCCCCCGCGTCCGTCCCAGCATACGCGCCATCCGGCGAATACCCGCTGAATACCGCCTGTATCCCATCTGATTTCGTACCACTGATCTGCCCCGTCGCACTCAGCGTCGTAAACGCACCCGCCAGCGGAGTTGTCGTGCCGATGATGACGTTATTAAGCTGATTGCCGCCACCTGCTACTGTGCCGGATAACGTGAATGCGCCGATGGTGTTGGCGGTTAGCGTCGTGCCGTTGAACGTCAGGTTGGCAGAGTCTTGCAGCAGACCAGCGGTGCCAGCGTAGGTTACGCGGCCTGAAGTGAGGCTGGAGGCGGTTACGGTCGTAAAGTTTCCCGCAGCGCCGCCCTCTACGCGTTGCCATGCAGTGCCGTTATATATCGCCCAATCACCAACACCCCAGTTGGTGATGCCGTCCAGATTGGTTGACCCTGCCACCGAGACAATATAGAAATTGCCGCTGGTGCCGACACCGGAAGCTAATGTCGGCGTATTGGTGCTGGCGTTCCACAGACCTTTGTAGGATGCTGCCGTTCCCAATGCCGTGATTTGCGCTTGCAGGCTCGCCAGCGTATCAATAACCGATTGCGATGTGCCGCCGCCGTTAGTGATGACCTTGATCTGCTCGGCCAGTGCGGGCGCGACAACCTCGCCCACATTCAGCTCTTGGCCCGAGGACAGGCTGATTACCAGGCTACCATCAAAATCAATATGCGCGTTCGTGACCGATACGCCATCGGTGCCATCCGCACCATCAAGCCCGTTCTTGCCATCCGCACCGCGTGGCCCCGGCGCCCCATCACGCCCGTTTTTGCCATCTTTCCCGTTGCGGCCATCACTTCCATCAGCGCCATCGCGCCCATCTTTGATGGTGATGATGCGTTTTTCCAGCGCATTGCCCACCGAGTCATATCGTGAGCTGATATCCGATTCTATCTTTTTTAGCGCATTTACAACTAACTGCACATTTTCAGCGACTTTCTTGCGCTGCATTTCCTTAACTTCAGAAACAGAATTATTGACCACGCCAAACACATTGTCAGCAATGCCGTCGAGAGACTCACTCTCAAAAAGTTTGTCTATATCCATTATTGCAATGCTCCAGAAAGTTTGGTCAGAAATTCATTTTCCATTTCTGCGACGTTATCTTTGGCCTTCGACATTTGCAGCTCGACGATCTTGCTCTTATTCTTAATGTCGGCTTCCTTCAGCATCAGTTCCGCAATCTTTACCCGCTTGTCAAACTCGCGGCTGTTGGCATCATCCGCGCTCGGAAGATTCTTGGTCACCGAGGCCAGTATCTTGGCCTCCGTTTCCTTCGGCATCAATTGCGTTTCGGTGAGCAACTTCTGCGCCTCGGCCCGATTCTGCTCGGCCTGCGTGGTGTTGAGCGCGATCTGTGACTGTGCATTCTGCATAGCCAACTGCTGCTGCATCTGCTGCATCTGCTGCGCTTCCGGGTTTGGTTGCGACATTTCGTCCAGTTTGGCAATCAGCTCGTAGCGGTTCGACAGGCTGGAATTGCCCAAGATACCCTTCAGGATCAGCGGCAGCACTGGCGTATCCGGCCCCAAGGTCTGCAACAGACCGATAAACTGCTGCTGCTCGTATTCTCGCGCAATGATGCCCAAGGTCGCGGTCGGGATGAACTTCATATCGACAGACGGGTAACGCTCTGGATCAAACTGCATATACCGATACGCCGCCTTGTGGATGAACGGAATCAGGAAATCCTCTTGGAAGTTCACCAGCGTGCGCTTGTATTTCTTGATGATGGTCGCCACCGCCATCGACATACCCGCACCGTCGCGGTTGCCCTGGCTAACCATGCCCTGCGAGTCCAGTGTGCCGGTCGCTTGCAGCAGCATGGTCTCGAACGCCTTGGCCGTCGCCAGATTGTTGCCGTCAGTGCTGCCAAACTTGAACGGATACAGAATCTCTGCTGGCGCCCCGTTGGTCAGGATGGCCTTGCCGGGCTTGACTTCAAACTTCGCCCCCCGCGGTAGCCGTGTGGCGTCCATCGCAATCATTGGGCTGGTTGTCAGCGCCAAGGAATCCAGATGCGATCTGACCTGTGCGTCGATCGCCTTCTGCATGTTGTAGGCTTTTTCAATCGTGCCGCGCCCGAGTAGGCGGTTCGGCACCGTGTCGTCCTGGTAACTGATTACCGGACGATCCTTCATCATGTAGGGGCTTTCTTCGGCCTTCAGCAACACGCTCTCGTTGGCGATGACCACGATGGCCTCGACCAAATCCGAATACTCGTCCTGCGCCGAACTCTCGGGGAACAGATCGACGATATCCGCGTTGTCGTCGCTGTTCATCAGCAGCTCACGCGGCACCAGACCGTAGTAGGTCAGCAAGCGCACCTTGTCGTCGCGATACTGCGTGATCTCCTGCGTCGGTTCTAACTTGGTGTCTTCCGAATCGGTGCCGAGTTCCACCTTGCGGTAGATGCCGTCTTCCTGCCCCTTAACAATCTTGTGGATGGAGATATATTTCTCGATCGCCACGCCCAGACAGTCGTCGATGCTGGTGCCGTTCGGGTCAAACAGGAAATTCTTGGGGTTGACCGGCACGATCTTGACGCCAATGCGATCCTTCTCCCGCACGCCAATCGCCGCTTGCCCCATCTGCCCCGGTATCGGTTGTGTAGCCGGAACGAATACCTTGTCCGTAATTACCGCGATCTCGCCAATGCCGGTGCCGTAAATCTCGGCCATCAGCTCGATCTGGTCGATCGCCTTTCTGATCTTATCGACCTTGAAGTCTTCCATCAGTTGCGCTTTCAACATCTCCACGTCCAGCGGGTTGTTATTCACATCCCGCAGGTCGTCCTCAATGTCGAAGAAGTCGCCCTGTCCGAAGATCGCCTCCATGATCTCCGCATGCCGCGTTTCCACCGCCTGCTGCGCGGCTGGCGTGACGATGCGGCTGCGTTCGGAGTCGCGCAGCTTGTCCTGCGCCGACCATTGGCCGCGAAAGATGCGCTCGTATTCCTCCCACAACGCCAGAAAGTTCGTATCGCGGTAGGTGCGCCAGCGGTCGCAGTGGTCAATTACGAATGAAGTCAGCTCGCGATCATTCTCGCTCGGTTGCTCGTATTCATACTCGCCGGTGACGCCGTTCTCGTCGCCGGTTTCGCTGTCTTTTTCAAACGCCATATTATTAGACTCCCGACACTACGTCGATGGGTGACCAGGTGTCTTCCTGTTCCTCAAAATACGACGTTATCGCTAACTGGTCTATGTAAGACAGCGCGTCGGGCAGGTCGTCGTGTACGCCCTGCGCGGGGAACATCAACAACTGGTCTATAAATTCGTCAAAGTCCTCGTCACTGTTGAGGATCACCCGACCATGCTCGAAACGGCCCTGTAGCGACCAGATGATCCGGTCGGCCTTTTTACGGTTGCCATGCGTCAGGTCAATAATGTGGGAATATACATTACTTTTCCGCATTAAGTCACTCAAATACGGCAAAACCGCGTTTTTCAACGCCCCGCGCTCGATCCCCACCGCTACCGGACGGTAATCCCTGATCGCCATCAGGATGTTTGACGCCGTTTCCTTAATATCCCAACGACCGTGGTCAATCTTTTTAACCCACCACTTGCCATCATCAGTAACCTTGACCACTGCGATAGCGGATTCGTCGAGCCTTTTACGCGAGTTCGCCGCTTGCTTGGCGACTTCTTCAAACCCCGCGAGGTCACACGCGATGTAGTAGCCGCCGACTTCGGGTTCTTCGCCATATTTCAGCCACTCCTCTTTGAAGACGTCGCTTCCCGCGGTATCAAAGCTCGCCATGTATTCCTGCTTGAAACTGAAGCTCGATAACGTCTTCTTAGCACTCTGAATCTCGTCCGGGTCGATCATCGGGTTGTCTTTGGTCGTGAAATGCCAAGACTTCCAATCGGTATCTGTCTCATTCTTGCCTAGATTGAACAGATCGAAAAACCAATTGCGCCCGCGTGGGGTACCTATGAAGATGGCGCGGCCTTTTTTGTCACTCAAGCTCGCACGTATGACCTGCTCCCACGCCTCCGGCTTGATATCCGCTACCTCGTCCAGCACCGCATACGTCAAGCTCACCCCGCGCAGCGTGTCCGGTCTGTCCGCGCCCCTGACGTAGATGCGCGCACCGTTGATGAGCGTGATATCCAGATTGTTGACGTGACTCGACTGGATCACCTCCTTACCCAGATCGAGCAACAAATCCCAGATGATCTGTCTGCTCTGCCCCATGGTCGGGCTGACATACAGCACCGCTGACCCTTGCGGACAGCGCAGCCCCTCAATCAACAGCGTCGTTGCCGCCAATCTCGACTTGCCGCAGCGCCGCCCCGCCGCGATGACCTTGAACCGTGTTTTATCGGCAAAAACAATTTGTTGCCAGGGCAGCAGACTGAAGTTCAGATCGGCCATCAGGTCGCATCCTCTGCGTCTACGTCTTCCGGTTCCGGCGTCGCATCTATGATCGCGCCGGTGGTGACTTCGCCAATACCGGTGATGTTGATCGTCACCGCACCGCGGTGACCCTTGTCCTTCTCAAACAAGCTGACCGGCAGCGTGCGTTCCATACACAACTTTAACGCGGCCATCTGACTCGGATGCCCGTCGTCCATCGCAATGTCCACTACCTTCTGCACCACGCGCCGACCACTGCTATCGAGCAACATCTGCTTCAACTCGTTCAACCGCTGGTAGTCCGTCTTCGGCAGCACCTTCGGTGCGCGATACCGTTTGGGTCTACCGTCTTTAACCGGTGGATTGTCCATATTGGCCCTCTTTGTCATGCACTATAACCCATTTTGACCTTTTTTTGTGGGGAGGAGGGATCACAAATATCTTGGGCCGACCCAGACCCCCTCCCCCCCCCATGTCGATCGGCCACCGGCCACGAATTGCCGAGTTTTTTCAGACCAAAAAAGGAGGGCAACAAAAATGCAAGACGTTGATTTGTTTGATTATTTCATGCGGTTTCGTGATGGGGAACCGCGTTCGCTGGACTGGGAACCGCACCACGAAACCGCGGCGGCGAGATCCATCAAACGTCATTCTGGGCTGGCCTGCCGGATCATGCCGATACCCACGTATTTCCATGACGCACTGCAACAAACAGCGAATAATGCACAAAAAATAGGCAGAAAGTTGTAACTCGTTGATTTTAAACAAAACACGATTTTACATAATGCACGTTATACGCAACAATGCGAGTAGGGTTATTCGTTTTGAGGGCAAAACAGGCGTTTTCCGGCTCGACGGCGACCAGTGGTGCGGCCTGTTCCGGTCGGCTTGTTTAGAGGGCCGTAGCCAAAAAAAAAGACAGGCATAGGGAGAGCATCAAGAAAGTCTGCAAACACGCTCAAATCAAGTCCTGACGCGTTCTGGAGTGTGTTTGGGTGCGATCGAGGGGGTGGCAGGACGGAAAAAGTAAGGTAAAAAGGGCTGTGGGAACCGCAAAGACCTATTTAGTTACAAGCTGGATATTTTCCGGCCGCATTCCGCGACGGTATCCGAGCATGTAAAGATGCCGATAAACGGCCAACAATTCCCGCCATCCTTCGGAGCTATCGCCTGACCCAGCGGCCAGTAAGACGGACAGATCGGAATGATTAATGGAGCGTTTGAACCATTTGATGGATTGTTTGCAAGGTCTACCTTTCATCCAACGTGGCCTCAAAAAAAGGTGTGGGGGCAACGGCGACCGCCGGTAGGATTCCCGCGACAATCCAAGTCGCCGTTTAGCGGGGGGTGCGCTTTACGGAGGAGATAGGCGCGAGAGGAATACTATCACGAGAGATCGACAACGCGCATCACATACTTGCCTTTCGAGTTCTTCCGCCAGCCGTGAACGTGTAGCCGCCAACCTGCCTCCCGCACTCTGCCCAGGTGTGGGCTGGCCTCGATCTTCTTGACCCGGCTGGACACGCCGCTGGCCGTAACCTGCACTGCCAGAGTCTCATCGCGCCGGATCGCCAGCAGATCGATGAACCCGAACAGATCTTGCCGGATGCGGGCAAACGGATTCCAGTGCTCGACGATTGCGACCAGGTAGCCTTCATCGCGAAGGTAGGCCAAACTGCGCTGCGTTGGTGTCATTTCTTACCCCTAAAAGTGTTCATGCGGTTTCATGCGGTTTCATGCGGTTCCCACAACATCGGGTGAATTGGGAACTGCATCAATAAAGATGCGGTTCCCGAGGTTTTTACCCTTAAGGGAAACCGCATGTACGGGAACCGCATACAACTGCTTAAAAAATAGGCACTCGGTTACATGCGGTTCCCTAAACTCCATTACTTAAATTACCGTATTCCTGCGCCCCATTCTTGGTCAGCCGATAACCATTATTATGATTCTTATCCCGCTTGTCAGCAGGCACAAACTGCTCGATTAACCCATCGCTGACCATCTGGTCGATCAGCTCAAGGTTATTATCCTTTCTGCCGCCCATGTCTTTTGACAGCTCGCTCTTGGTTTTATATTCCCCGACCACCAGCGCGTCCAGAATGGCCGTCACGCGCTTTTTCCGGCCAACCTTGACCATCTGCTCGGCAATCTCTTTGCTACGCGCTGCGGCCTGTTTTGACTGTTCCTGCATAGCCTCCCGACCGCCCTTCTGCACCATTTCCGGCCGACAGTGCATTAAAAACAGGTCTTTTTCGTTTCCGAGCACGTCGCGCCCCTTTATTTCTGCCGCGACTGCCCGAAACACGATGCCGTCTGCCTTTGTGACGAACCGGTGTTTGGCCTGGGCAACATCCAGCCATCGTGCGCCGTCATCCTCTTTGGTCATGTAGAGCACCTGGTTGACATCGCCTTCCCAGGCACCGGCACCGCGGCTGGTCATGTCGCTGATATCGGCCTTTTTCAATGTCTTGGCTAAATGCGCCACAATAATCAGCGGAATGCCGCCCAGCTCGCTTTTGAGTGTTGAAACCGCCTTTCCGACTTCGGAGTTGTCGCTTTCGTTCTCCAGCTCGATGGTCGCATTGCTGGTATCCAGCACCACGATCGGCAGCGCGTCGTAAGAAACGCCTGATTCCTGAGAGACATTCCGGTAAACCATCGCCTCGTAGATTTCCCGCACCTTAACAATGGAAGCAGCATCCATGCGCTTGGCAGGCACGATCTTGAACCATTCGCTGATCTCTGCATCACTGGCTGTCAGCTCACCGGCTACGCGCATCGAGGTTAAAACCCTGACAACCTGCTTGGGATCCTCGCTAACGTAGATTACCCGGCGGCGTAGCAGCGGCCGCAATGTATCGTCGGCCTCGCACAAATGCGCTGCCCGTGTCATCAGCGGCACCAGCGCGGTGGTCTTGCCGATACCGGTAAACCCGGCCAGCAGGGTTACGCCAGCAATCAGAATGTCGTCGAATATAAATTCGTCGGGTTCAAGGTCGCCCAACGCATACGGCAGGAAATTTGCAAACGGATGGTTTTCTGCTGTAATTGTTTTGTCTGGTGCAGAGCTAGTGCCTGACATGGGGTTTATCCATCCTGCCGATTGAGCGCGAGAAAATAGGGTTTTGATCGTCACGCCGGCGGCTCGATTGGTCGAAAACGACAGCCATTTCGCCCGTTGCACCTTGTGGTCGAATTTCCCCGACTGGCCTGACCAGTCCACCCATACCTGGTAAGCCAGATCACCCAGCCCGGTTGCATGTAGGGCCATGCCTGCCTCGATCCACTGGTGGTAGTCCTCGGCATCCAGCACTGTCAAAGCAGCCGCGGCCTCCGCGAGCTGCACCGGCATGGTGTAATTGCCGAGATTGGGTGAGCTGGGCGCTGCGCCCGCTTCCGCTGCCGGTTCCATCAGCATCCGTTCCAGCCAGACAGGGGCGCGTGCCGGGGTGAAACCGGCCAGCAGATCCAGCCCGTCATCCCAAGCATACCGGCGCCCCGAATGATGGATGGATGGTTCGGCCACGATATAGCCATTGGCCTTGACGTCTATACCCGGCGCCAGCTTGCCACGGCAGCGTTTAACGGCCGCGGTGTCGATCCTGACTAGGTAGTGCCACCCATTACCGCTGCGCTGTGTGGGAGTCTCCGGTAGGGCCCCGTTAGCCTGTATCAGCGCCTCCCAGCTCAGGTGACCGTTATTTCTGGTGTCCACATCAAGCGCCACGCATCCCGCGTCACCCATCGCCAGACCGATATTGGCAGTCGGCCACTTCGACCACCAGCCGCGGATGGTCATCTCGTCACTGCTGGCCTCGGTCGCGCCGTGTGCGGTCAACGGATGCTTACCAGGCGAGCGACAATCAGAGTCACCGCAAGTGCAAACGCCCTGCCGAATGCTGTTTAGCGGTAGCACACGGAATCCCCGCAGCGCGTATTTCAGTGCCGCATCCAGTAAGACCTTCGGATGCAGCTCGACTACAGAATCATTCTCAACCATGTCGCACCCCCTATAATTCCTGCGTCCGATAATAAACCGGCCCAGCAATCTGACCGCTGCCACTCGTTGATTTACGCTTATACGTCTTGCGGCAGTCCTTGCACACAAAACTTTGCCCAGCGGCCCGTTCAATTGTCTGAAAGCCCTTACCGCCGCAGAAAGAACAGGTCATGTCTGGTGGGCGTATTACGTTTTTGACGTTCATCTCTCCACCCTCGTCCGATTTAACACTGGGATTAATGCTGCATCCTTAATAGTCCAACCAGACTTAAATATTCTTGAACAAAATCGGTTGTAATCAATGTTTGATTTTTCGGCAATTTCAATCAAACAAAGCATTTCGCCATTAAATAAAAATTTCTTAGTGTTTCGTTTGTTTCTGTTTTGTTGGCTATCAGTTGCCCAGCGGCAGTTTTCATTTGAGTAATCACCATTAACGTCAATGCGGTCTAGGCTATGACCTTCTGGCTTTTTTCCCATATCAAAAAAGAAATTTTCAAAATCATTCCACCGATCACAGACCTTTATTCCACGCCCTCCATACAAATCATAATTGCCAGCAGATTTTGTATTGCATCTGTTCCGCATTGACTGCCATGTATTCCACTCTGGCGTGTCTGTCATTCCATGTTTGCATTTTCTCATCGCGTAATCCTCGTCTGGTATTCGCACCACGATCTGACCGTCCACATACTCACATCATAAAAAGCGCCTATTTGGGCATAAGAGCGCCCGAACCGCTGCCGCTGGTGTCGGGCTTCCTGCACTATGCTGAATGGTATTTTTGCTTTGTGGTGCATTAGAATTTCCCCGCTAGAAGTTTGAATGCTGTTGCTGCCACTCTTGGCACTTGTCCGTTTCCAATGGCTTTAAGTCTGTCCACTCTAGCGGCCACCCCATTAGCCACTCTACCCACGTCGGGTTCAATCGGCCAGTTTCTTGATATTCCACGTTGAAGCACAGTTGATCCATCCGTGATTTCCCGTCCTTGCGTATCATCTGCTGCCCCCCCCTTGTAATCGTTCAGTCTTGGAGTCGGCCATTTGTTTTCCGCAACCACCGTCCTTAAGTTTTTGCCCCCTTGCGCCGAATGTCCTGCCCCCGTGTAATCGCTTGCTGTCGGTGTTGGGAATATCGGATTCGCATACCGGCTCTGCATAGATGGCGCCAGTTGATTGGCTGTTGCTGTTACCGTTGGCCATAAATGACGATGCCGCATTTGATTGGGCAAAGACAGTTGCCCTCCTTTGGCTAATCTGGCATCCATAGTTTCCTTGCTGGCGTAGGTTCCCCGCATTCCGTCTTGCGCTCCTGGCGTCCGCCACAATCCAGATTCGTTCTCTGAGGTGTGGTGCACCAACGTCTGCTGCTGATATGACACCCCATCTCGCATCAAACCCCAGCGCGGCCAAATCTCCAAGCACTGTTCCAAGTCCTCTAGAAGTGAGCATTGGGCTGTTTTCCACAAACGCATATTGTGGTCGTACTTCCCCAATAATCCTTGCCATTTCAGACCAGAGTCCTGATCGACTGCCGGAAATGCCTGCACCATGTCCTGCGGCACTGATGTCTTGGCATGGAAACCCGCCAGATACAACGTCAACAATTCCGCGCCACGGTCGGCCGTCAAAGGTGCGTACGTCATCCCAAATCGGGAAAGGCGCGAGAATTTTGTCATTTTGTCTGGCGCACAATACGCTTGCGGGGTAGGGTTCCCATTCAACTGCACAAACGGTTCGCCATCCGAGCAGCTTTCCCCCGAGTATGCCTCCACCAGCGCCTGCGAAAAGAGCCAGCTCATTCATTTCCCCGCCTTCCGGCGCCCTTTTTCCATCGCCTGGAATGCCTTGTCAGCAATGACAACCCGCCGACCGGCGAGGATGGCGGTTGATATTTTCCCGTTATTAATTAGCGTGTTAATCCATTGTCGGCTGACTTTTAGCCTTGCTGCCGCATCTTTCACCATAATATACATAAACCCTCCAAGTTGACCAAAAGACAAGAATCGCAACAATAACACAAATAATTTCAAAAATGTTGTTGACTTCAAGTAAACAGGTCTATATTATTCACCCATCGCAGCAAAACAACCGACCAACCGAAAGGAAACAAAATGAGCAAAGCAGAAATGAAAAAAGAGTTTGAAATTTACTACGCAGCTTTAGTTGAAGATGGAAAATTGGAAGGAGCAAAGTTCAACAAAGCAGAGCAGTGGGAATGGTTCCAAGAACAACAAGCATTGCAAGATTAATTACAGCCGCCCCCTCGGGGGCGCACCCAACCGACCAACCAAAAGGAAATGAAAATGCAAACACCAGAACCCTGCCTCTGCGGTGCCGACGACTGCAAGCGTTGTTTCCCCTTCAACCGGCAATCTTGCGAAATCACAGACAATGACCGCGCAGACGCCTGTGATGCCATCGTCGAAGAAGTGCTCGACTACGGCAGTTACCCCAAACACGGCAAAGCGGAAGTTGATCTCTACGAATTCGTTGCCGACAACCTCGACACCAGTTACGCATTTGAGCTGGTGGTCGCAGCACTCAGCACCAACAAGCAGGCACTGGAAATACGCATTGAGCGCCTGCATGACATGGTGGAAGCCATGCTCAAAAAAGACATTGCCGACACAGACATGCTTGAAGAATTGGCGCAGGAAATGGCCGACGATCGGGGCCAGATATGAAACAAATTATTCTTGATTGCATTCTTGTGTTGGGAATGTTTGCATCACTTTGGATTTTTGTTGTTCTGTTGTTTTCGTTTAATTAACACGGAGGAATCATGGCTATAAATTTACAAGCAATATCCCGCAACACCAGCATCCAGCCACCCCGCATCATGGTCTACGGCCCGCATGGGCTGGGCAAGACAACCTTCGGCGCTAGCGCACCGGCACCGATATTCATCCTAACTGAGGATGGATTGGGTCGGTTAGAAGCGGATCATTTTCCGCTAGCAACCAAGTTTTCAGATGTTCAGGATGCGCTGAAAGCATTACAGGGTGAGCACGATTTCCAGACTGTGGTGATCGACAGCCTCGACTGGCTGGATAACCTGATCTGGGAACAGATCAACACGCAGTATGAAGCAAAAGACCTTGCCTACGGCAAAGGCGCGGTGATCGCCGCGGATCTCTGGCGCAAAGTGTTAGACGATCTAACCGCCCTGCGTAGCAAAGGCATGGCGTCCATCCTGCTGGCACACTGCGAGATCAAGCGTTTCGACAGCCCTGAGGTCGAACCATACGAGCGTTATCAACCCAAGCTGCAAGCCCGCAGTAGCGCACTGGTGCAGGAATGGTGCGATGTAGTGGGCTTTGCAAACTATAAGACGATCGTCAAATCGTCAGATGTGGGCTTCAATAACAAAGTAAGCCGCGGGATCTCGACTGGCGAGCGCCTGCTCTACACCAGCGAGAAACCGGCTTATCTCGCTAAGAATCGTTACAGCCTACCCGATTCACTGCCGTTGGACTGGTCAGCACTGGCAGACGCAATGACGACCACAACCGAAACAACCAAACAATCAAAAGGAAAATAATCATGGCCTCACTTAATTTCAACGCCGCAAACATTGAGCCGCAACAGTCCTTCGACGCCCTCCCCGCTGGCCGCTACGAAGTCATCATCACGGATTCAGAAATGAAGGAAACAAAAGCCGGAACCGGCGCCTACCTGATGCTGACGATGGAAGTCATCGGCGACACCAAACACAGCGGCCGGAAACTGTGGACTAGGCTTAACCTGGTGAACCCCAACGCGACCGCTGTGAGCATTGCTGAGCGCGAGCTGTCGGCCATCTGTCACTGTGTCGGCATCATGGAACCCGGAGACAGTGACGAATTGCACAATATCCCGCTGACGGTGGATGTGGTGCAAGAAAATAATCCAGTGTCGGGCCAGATGACCAACCGCATCAAGGGGTATAGCACTGCCACAGGTGCACCGGCGCCCAAACCGGCAGCAGCTAAACCGGCAGCACCCGCAGGCTTTGCGACCGGCAAAGTCGCGGCAGCCACGCCCTGGGCAAAGAAGTAATCATGAAAACACCTGCTGAAAGGTTCATAGAGAAAACAATTCCGGTTCCTTTCAGTGGGTGCTGGATTTGGATGGGTGCATTTGGCAATGTAAACGGTTATGGAAATTTTTATTTAAATGGAAAGCACGTTGGTGCACATCGGGCATCTTGGTTAATAAACAAAGGGAAAATACCGGATGAGATGTGCGTATGTCATACATGCGATGTTAGAGCTTGCGTAAATCCAAATCATTTATTTATTGGATCGCAAAAAGATAATATACATGACATGATTAAAAAAGGCAGGCAGGTTGTTTATGATATGAATGGGATTAAAAATCCTATGTATGGAAAAACTCATAATTTAATAACTAAAAAATTAATGAAAGAAAAAAAAGAAGGAAAATATATAGGTGCATTACATCCAAGAGCGCAAATAAATGAAAATCAAGTATTGAAAATTAGAGAGTTAAAAAATAATGGTTTAACAAATAAAAATATATCAGACCATCTTCAAATAAGTTTTCATGTAGTTAATAACATAATAAGAGGGAAAACATGGAGGCACGTATGAATATATCAGAATTAATATATAAACATTATGAAAAAGTTACAGATCAAAATGGCAGATCGCATTTAGGTGCATCTGAAATTGGCTTGGAATGTGATAGGGCATTGTGGTTGTCGTTTAGATGGGCTAAACCGGCAAATTTTGATGGTCGGATGTTAAGATTATTTGAATCTGGAAACCATCAAGAACCAAGAATTATTAAAAATTTACGTGATATTGGTTTGATAGTATGGGATAAAAACGAAGATGGTAGCCAGTTTAAGTATTCCGCTGTTGGTGGTCATTTTTCTGGAAGTCTTGACGGAGTTGTTTCAGGATTAACAGAAAATCCAGAAGAACCATTTTTGTTGGAAATAAAGACCGCAAACGCCAAGTCGTTTTCGGCAATGATCAAAAAAGGCGTAAAGGAGGCCAAGTTGCAACACTGGGTGCAGATGCAAGTATATATGGGCTGGGCAAAACTTACCCGCGCCATGTATCTGATGGTCAACAAAGACACCGATGAGATCCACGCCGAGCGCATCGAGTTTGAGAAAGA